GGAATGCCAGTGCGCGCCGATTGATTCATTTGATCGGCGGTCAATACCTGGCTGGCCGTAAATGTTGGAACGGTTGTCTGCGCGTTGGCACCCATGAGGTTTCCTATCCTAATACGTTGTTGGCATCGAGTACGCCGTAGGTGGCGTCATCGAGTATGAGCTGATAAACGATTGTGGTCGGGCTGGTGTAGTAAGTAATTCGGTGGCCGCGATTTACGTCAATGACGCCCTGGATGCCCTCAACGGCCAATTCCTCGGTCAACGGTGTGCCCAGGCCGGGGATTGTCTTTTTGATGCTGATGGTGTCACCAATGTCGATGGTGGTTGCGTCGTCGCGTTGCGTTGACGTAAGCAAACCAAACCAAGTGGTGACGCTGGTGTACCGGGGCGCTGGATCAGGTTCAAGCAAGTATGCGGCCAGTGCGTCAATTTCGCCTTGTGTGTGCAGCAGGCTGTTGGTGATGCTGGTGCCCTGGATGAAGTATTTGGCGATGCTGCCTGCGTCGGTGTCGGTGGCTTCTTTGCCATCGAGCGCGCCGACATAGGCGCGGTTTACTACGTTGTCGGCATCAAACTCCACGTCGAGCGCCTCGTATTTGGCGCCGACGCCATCATCAGCGAAAGACAGCACCGGGCTGCTGAGCGTGTTGCCGATGCGCTCTTGAAATGTGATTGTGCCATCGCGCGCCACGAATAGGCGACCTTGCTCAGCATCATTGATTTGCGTCAGGTATGCGAGCGTGTTGGTGCCCTGGGGCACCGTGTAGGCGCTGTCATGGCCAAGATTGACCGTGCCAGTAGCGATGTTTGTTGTGCCAGTGTAATCGACTTCGGGCAAGGCAAGCACGCTGGTAATGCGTTGGCCTGATGTTTCGGCACTGACGTTGTATTCATCAAGCTGTGTTTGTGCGAGTTTGTAGAACTCGTCTGCGCATTGCACATTTACGGTGTTGTAACCAGCCAGGGCAAATTCGTAGGTGTAGCCGGTGACGATGCCCGTGAACAGGTATTCACCATCGCGGCTGAGGCGCACGGATCGCATTGGTGCCAAGCCAGGCTCATTGTTGGCTGGGTCGTAGTAAGGGCTGGTTGTGTCGTATGGGCCGAGGATGCCTGTCTCATCGCGCATGGAAAATGTCATGACGCCTGCACCGAATTGGTAATCGGATTTGCGTCGACCGCGCGAATAGGCGATTGACGTTGCATACTCAGTTATGTCGGCGTATGTGGTTTGTGGGCCGAGCGTGCCTACGTTCAGCTGGCTGCTATCAAGCCTGAAACTGCTGTAATCAAACCCGGTATCAAGCTCCAGCAGGTAATCGCCTGACTGTACGACTGTGGAGGCCATTACGCGATTTGCAGCTGTAACGGCCCACTGCGCCGGTTGTAGTCGGTGAGCGCGTCAACGATTTTGTCGGCCAGTGTCGCTTCAGCGATTGCTGCGTTGACCACGACTGTAACTCCGCCAGTGTCGCTGAGCAGCGTCATTTCATTGCCAGTGCCAGCGCCAATGCCACCTCCGCCTCCGCCAATAAAGCCTTCGTCAACAGGCAGGATGCCGATCATGCCTCGACCGAGGCCGCCGCCACCACCGCCTGCCCCACCGCCTCCTCCGCCTCCGCCACCACCGCCTGAAGGCGCTGGAAGCGTGACGCCAGGTGCAGGCACCACAGGCACGATAGGAGCCGCGAAACGTCGCTCAACGAAGTCTGGGCCGCTGCTGCCACCTCCACCGCCACCAGCCGCGCCACCGCCGCCTGGCACGTTGAATTGCGGCAAATCAATCTTTGGCACGAATGGCACATTGACGCCTGGCAGCACGTTGAGGCCTCGAATGATGGCGTTGATCATGTCAACGTAGGTGTTGGCGATGCGTTCAAAAATGCCAATGATGAAATTGCCCATCGTCATGAATGCGTTTTTGACACTGCCGGTCTTTTGCACCAGCAGCATGAATCCTGCAACTAAAGCCGCGACTGCGACAACGACCAAGCCGATTGGGTTGGCTGCCATAACTGCGTTGAGAATCACTGTGCTGGCTGTGATGACTTTGGCTGCTGTGTTCAGCACGAGAATCGCGGTAGCCAGGCCACCGACAGCAATCATGACTTTTACGATGGTGTCACTGTTGCGTTGTGCGTATTCAGCGAATTGCTGTAGTCGAGGGAGTAGGCGCTCAAGGATTGGCAGGAAGGCTGCACCGATTGATTCTTTGGTTTCGCCAATGGTCAGCGACAGCCGTTTCATGCGGCCTTCGGCGCTGTTGGCTGCGACGGTGGCTGCACCTCCTACGGTGGCGCTCAACGCGGCCATGATTTGATCGAGTGATGCACCGTCTTTGATGAGGCCGCGCACGGCAGGCACCATGTTGCCGAGCGCCTTGGTGTTGCCTGCGTAGGCTCTCGCCAAGGCATCGGTGACTGCACCTAGGTCATTGCCGGTGGCCGCTGAAATGTCTAGGGCGTGTGTGAGCAGCTCTTGGCTGTATTGCAGATCGCCTGTGGTTTGCACCAACGTAGCCAACGCCGGGCGTAGCAGGTCATCGGCAACTGCCGCGCTCATCATCGTCTTTTCAATGAAGGCTTCGGCTGCTCGGACGTTGGCTTCACCAGCCAGCGTGTTTTTCTCAATGGCCAGCGCTAACAGCTCTTGAGCTTTGGCATCCTCGATGGCGGCTTTGGTGGCGTCACCGATAACAACAGCCAGGCCACCGATAGCGGCAGCAGCAGGCAACGCTGCCTTGCTCAAAGCGAACTTGGCTTTGGCACCAGCGCCTTCCAGGCTCTTGAATTCGTTGATGGCCTGTTTGATCCCCTTCGAGTCAAACTCGGAAACAATAGGGATACTTACGGCCATTGCTACATCCTACGAACGGCTCACTGGTGCAGTCACCAGATTGCGGTTCACTTCCTTCATGACACGCTCACACAGTTTCAACATCTCGTCATCGACCTGCGATTTGTTTCTTTCGTAGCTCGGCCACATGACGCGCGATGCGCTACCCCAACGTTGAGCCAACGCCCTAGCAAGTGGGTTACTGGATTTGCGGCCGGAGATGTCAAATGTCTGGTTGGCGATACCTGACCACACCAAACGAAACGTGCCGACATTGACCAGATCGCCCCGGTATTCCTTGACGCGCCTAGTACTGATTTTGGCGACAAGAAACTTTTGCGCAATGGCCTGCGACCAGCCACCATCACCAATAATTTCAAATCCCGATTTGGTTTTCCATTTGCGGTTCATGCCCGAAATGGGTGCAGCCGATGGAATAGCGGCTTTGGCGTCATCAATCACCGACTTGACGATTTGTTTGTAATCGCGCGTGATCTCACGACGCAAACTCTTATCGACTTTGTTTAGCTCTTTGAGAGCCTCTTTGATGCCGTAGACCTGGATGTTTGCTTCAACGGCCACGTCGCTTCTCCTGTTGCTTTTTCGCCAGCAATAGCACAGTAGCGAGATCCTCTACATCGAATTCGATGTTGCCTGGCCAGTAACCGGTAGCCAACAGCAGCTCAGCTAACTGGCGTCTGATGCTGCCGCTGCCGTAGGGTTTGCGTTTGCCACCTCAACTACATCGAAGTCGTCTACCGATTGAAGCCAAGTGTCATAATCGCGGCCTTCACGCTTTTGGGCGTTGAGCACGTGCCAAGCCATGAACATGAGGTCATCAATACCGATGCCGCCTTGGAGATCGGATGCGCGACGCTTGAACTTGCGTTCCCACGCTGCGGCAGTTGCGATGGTCGTAGTAACCGTCTCGCTGACTGGTTGTCCTGCCGGTGTCTTGAAAGACACCTGGATGGTTAATTTCATGGCGTCGTGTCTTCGACGAGTGTTCCACCAGTGATGGTGATTTCCACTTCCGAGAGCTCACCGAGCGCGGCGTTGACAACATCGAGCGATTCCAGGTAACCGCCAGTGATTTGGAACTCCGGGTTGGTGGTCGAGATGGCGGCGCTGGTCGGTTTGACCGCGACGTAGACGTTGGTGCCGACCAAGCTGGTCAGGTCCACGTAGGTGCCTGGCGTTGAGCTGTATTCCATCAGCAGCGTTGCGGTGACGGTCACGTTGGTGAGGCCGCCAACGTAGTTGCGAGCCGTTGAGCCGAAGCTGGAGGCATCCAGGGCTTCACGCGCTTTGGTAATGACGACGCTCTTGCACTGGTCTGACAAATCCTTGATGCCGGCAAGGTTGACACCAATGCCGAAAGTGGGGGATGCGAGGTAAGTGGTTGCAACGGCCATGTAGCGGTTCTCCTGTGGTTGACGGCCGCTGCAAGCCTTGTGGGCAGTCTAGTAGGTCTACGGTGCGACTTTGGTGCGTATCACGAGCTCGTAGGCAGGGTAATCGGCGCCACCGTAACTAACGGTCGTTGGCCGGGCTGTGTTGAGGCCGATTTGCGCGCCTCGAATCAAATCAGCCAAATCAAGCAGCTGGTCAAGTGTGCGGTTGTCGCCTGTGCCCATACCAACGATGACGACGCGGAATTCCATGTCAGCGACAACGTTGCTGGCCATCTCAATGCTCGGTGCCTCGACGATTGCGCATGGCACGTTGATGTTGCGCGGATCGTTGAACACTTTTAGCCCGGTAATCAAACCGAGGCGCGTTACGAGCTGGTCGTACCCTTCTTTGAACAGGTTGCTCATCACGCCACCTGCGGCTTACCGACTCCGAGCAGGCGAAGTATCTGGCCGTAGTTGCCTGTGACCGGGCCACCTGTAGCCAACGGATCGAAGCTGGCGAACGCTTCGGTGCTGCCACGCTCGCGGTAAAGGATTGCCGCGTATTGCACGGTGCCTAATCGAGCAGCGCCATCTGGCACGGTGCTGGGCGAATCCCAGTACCCAGCCTCTTGGCGTCTACGGAAGCAGAAAGCGTTGGCTGCTGCGAGCGCCATGTTGGCAACATCGAGATCAGCGCTCGGATTGGTGAACGTGAAGCCGAGGTAGTCCTCTAAATCAGCCAGGACAATCCATGTGCACGTAACCGAATAGGTGGCTGTGCCTGTGGCCGCTGCGCGCTCCAAGTCGGCTGTGGTAAGCGCAAACAGCACCTGATTGGGGATGATTCGGTTGTAGTCGTATTCGTAATCGCCTTGCTGGCTGACTCCCGTGAAGTAATACTCAGGCAACGCCAAGATTTTGTGGGTCGCGTTCCACCCGGCACCGACACCAGCAATCGTGATGCTTTGACCAACCTCAAATTCGAGTGGCTCCAGCAACTGAACGATGGCAACGTTAGAAATCACCTGTTTATGGGTGATCGTGTACGTCGCCACCGTTCAGTGTTCCCTGGAGGAAGGAATCAGCTAAATCAGACGGCCTTGCGGAACTTCTGCGCGTCAATCATCAACGTGGCAAAGTATCCACGGAACTTGATGATGCGCGAGAGCGAACCGTCAGTGGCCTCGACTTGGATTGCACCCTTCTGCTGTTCAAAGATTTCAAATCCAGTCGGGTGACCGATGATGATGGTGCCGCTGGCGAAGTTGCGGTCAACGACAACCGTGAGGCCGAAAGCATTACCAGTCGTGCCACCGGGTTGGAGGTTGCCGAAAGCGTTCATCGGGCCAACTTGCGGGAACAGTGGGCGATCAGCCGAGTCGCTGAGCTTGCCAAGCGCTGACCACTGGTCAGGCGACAAGAACAGGTGCGTTGGCAGGTTGCCGTTCGAACCGCTGAGAATGGCGGATGCAGCGTCGTACATCCAGGCAGCCCAGTTGGCCGGGTCGGTCATCGGGCTTGAGAACGTCGTGGTTTGCGTTGCGCCAGTTACGAGCGCGTCAGCTGCGACGTTGTCGGTTTCGTTGGCGTAGATGCGGGCCATGTCATCGAGGAGCAGGCCGAGCACTTCGGGCTGAGTCCAGTCCATGTCCTCCTCGGACAGCTTGACGTAGCCGCCGTAGACACCTTTGGTGACCGGGTTGTCGGACACAACGAATGTGCCGGAGTCGAGCGGCTGGTTTTCGCCGTTGCTTGGGCCGATCGTGGTGTGCGTGGTTACGGCTGGGCGACGGAAGGTCTTGCCGCCACCTGGCATGGCCTTGACGCCGATTGCGTCAACGACTGGGCGCAAGCCGAGGAAGTTGTTGTAAACCGGGCCGAGAATTGGCTCTGGCAAGATGCCGGGCGTGTCGTTTGTGACGACATCGGGTGCAGCGGCCTTGATGTTGGCGAGGAACTGTTGCGCCTCGGCACCACCAGTGAGAATCTTGCTGATGTATTCAGCTGCGCTCGGCAGTTTGAATTCGCGCTTGGCAGCAGCCCACACGGGTGCTGATGGTGCAGCGGCAGGAACTTCTGCGACTGCTGCGGCGGTCTCGATCTTGTCGGTCATTGGTTGGAGCTCCTGTTCGTCTGACTTGCCTTCGGTCGCTGCAACCTCTGTAATCGTAGCACCGCGAAATGCCGGTGCCGTGACTAGCGACAACTCTACCCAGTCGCCAGCCGAAATAACCATTACGCCATCGTCGTTGAACCTGTAGTCGGTCGGATTGACGCCTACCGATACCGCATCAACTGCGCCATCTTTGATGAGCTCAATCATGTCGTTGCCTTCTGAGGTGGCGCTGATTTTGGCCGTAAACAGCATCCCTTTTTCGGTGTCTAGGCGGCTGGTAACGATGCCGACCGGCTGTGTGTCGTCGTGGTACTTGAGCAGCTTAGGTTTCTTGCCGCTGATCGGCAGGCTGCCGCGCTCAAACATGACGCGGGTGCCATCCGAAACGGTGGCTTCAGTATTCCAGGGCACTGCGACGCCCGAAATTGTCCTAGGCGATTCGCCTTCCTCGGCAACGATGAACGTATCGGAAGCAGTGAGCTTGAGCATTTAGTCCTCGATTTCTAATTGTGGCGTGGGTTGCGCCGGAGTCGGTGCAGCGTTTTCCGACTCCGGCACACTGTTTGCTTCCTCCAAGTAGTAATCAATGTCCAGATAAATGTATCGGCCGCGTGGTGTCACGTTATTCATTGACAGCGTTGACTCGATGCAATCAATAAACGGCTTTGCGCCGAAAAGGTAAAGGTCTTGGCGTGCCTGAAGCGCGTTTTGGTACGTCATGCCTGAACCTGATGGTGCGCCAACTAGGTATGGCGGAATGTTGGCAATACGCGCCATCTCAAGCGCCTGGTAGGTGCGTGCTTCGGTCAACTGGAGCTTGCTCGGATCCATGTACGACTCTTTCCAGTCGACGTACTGGTTAAGAGCTGCGATGGCGTTGTTGTTGCGCGCTGCCGCGAAGCCGGCTGCGAGCTCGCTCAATTCCTCGGCGCTCAACGGTTCGCCTTCGGTTTGCTTGAGCACACCGGCTGGCGTTTGGTTGCGCGCGAAACGCTCGGCGCTCGTGTCGAGGTTGATGTTGGTGCGAATCGCCCTAGCGCCCATTGACAACACGCCCTGGATTGGTGACAGGAATTGGATTACGTCATTGGGGTTCAGCTGCGTGCCGTTGAAATAGACCTCTTTTGATGGGCCAAACCAGATTGGGCCTGCCTGGTCACGAGTCTGCACATTGCTGGCCGGTATCCACGTGAACGTCGCTGGGAATCCGTTGCCGAAACGGCTGGTGACAATCCAAAAGGCGCGGCCGTAGAAAAACAAATCATCGGCAGTCCAGCTAAGGATGAAGTTGCGCGTCACATTGGGATCAGGCTGATGAAACCACGTGTCGTCTGGCAGTTCAATGTCCTCGTACTCGTCATCCATCCACTGTTTGGCGTATTGGTGAATCGGCAAGCAGCCGATAAGTCCACAAATCAAATCGCGTGACCGGCTGATGGTTGGAATCTGGATGGCTTGGGCGCGAGTGAAGTCCACCGTGTAGGTCATGAAGTTGCCTACATACGGATCACCTGCAGCTCCAGCAGCACCGATTCGTGCTCGTGTGCTCATTGATTCTGCGCGCTTCAGCGAAAAGATAGCCATCGTGGTGTCAGTCTAGGCGCTCGATGCAATCATGGGTCGATTGATTGTCGGTCGAGGTTTGGATGACATACCGACAGCCCACACCAGACACCGAGCCAACTCGATAGGGCCAGATGACTTCGTTGAGCTCAACGCAATCGCACCAGGCGTCTTGACAGCAACAGCGCGACCAACGTGCTCAGCCAACATCGTTTCACCAGTATGCGCAACACGGCCTTCATTGATAAGTGATCTGACCATTGACGTGTGGCGGCAAATTTCTTGATAGCCAACCAGCACGCGGCGACGCTGGAGATCAGTAGGGCAATTCGTATCAAGCGTCGGAGTGATGGCGACAGTCAGCCCAGGATTCGACGCAATCTGTTGACGGATGTTATCCCAGACCTGCGTCACGGTTTCGCACATAAATGCGACAGTCGCAGTCAGTATCCCAGCAGAATTGGCGTTGCAGCGAACCGCCACGTAGCGGCCGTCGTCGACTGCTACTTCGACTGCGAGCACGCCACCAGGCAGCGGAGGCAGCTTGGTAGCGCATCCTTCCCACTTGCCTGGCGCAAGCCACGAGAGCTCTGATTGCACCCATAGGTTTACGCTAGATCGGAGGAAGCCTGCGCGGTTGGGTGATTTGGCCTCTTGCTCAATGGTGCGTATGTCGAGCGTGTGACCAAGTGCTGGGTTGGAGTATTCCCAAGCACCGGGCGACATAGGGTCGGCGTCAGGTGGCGGCGAATACTCGGCTAGGTAAATGCCGGTGGCTTTATGTTCGTCAATGGCGCGGATGCCTTGCTCACGCCAACGCATCATCGCAATGCTGTCCTCCGTGCCGGCCGTAGACCACATTGAACACAACGGATTAGGTCGAGCTCGCTGCGTCGGCAGCAAACCAATGTCAAGAGTCTCCGAATCGATACCAAACACTTCGTCGGCAATAATCAGGTCAACAGACATACCGTGACCGCTTGATGGCCTAGCTGCTTTCACGTGCCAAGTGCTGTCACCAATCTTGATGCTGTTACGGCCGTAAGCCCACGTCGCTTTCACATCAAACTTGGCTTCAAGTGTCGGAGCCAAATCCTGAAACAGTGCAGTTGCTAGATCGAGCCGGTGCGCTGTCGAAAGAATCGTTTGCGGCCCGGCATCCAGGCTGTATTCCGTCAGCCACCATCCGAGCAACGCTTTGAGCGCAACGGTTTTACCGTTTTGGCGCGCAACGCTGACAAGTGAGAGAGGGTTGCACCATCGACCGTCTGCATCGACTGAGAGCTGACCGTCGAGCACGTGACGCTGCCAGGGCATGAGCTCCACACCGAGAATCCTGCGAGCCCACTCTGCAACGTTTGGCCCATACGAACCTGCCGCATCCGAGACAATCGTTTCAATTCGCGGTTGGTCATGACCTTTCCCTTTCCGTTCCAGGGCTTTCCCTTTGGATAAAGAGAATGATGGGCGCGGGGGCAGTGACTGATGTTGATCCAAAAATTTCTGATTGCGTTTCGGTTTTTGTCGCTGCTTCGATGCGACTGGCTTTGCGCCTGGCCGCGCTGCCATCTTGGATCGCTGTTTTGCTGCCTTGTAGTTGGCTCCGCGTCTTCCGTTGCATTGCTTACAGGATGGCACGAGGTTCTCGAGCGTGTTGTTGCCACCGCGGTCAATCTCAATGAGATGATCAGCTTCGGTGGCCTGCCTGCGTTTGCACCAGTGGCACCGGGGTTTGTCGGCCAGGATGGTACGCCTGTTTTTGTGGTACTCGCCTGTTTGACGTGGGCGTCTGTTCTTAGATGGCATGGGGTTTTGCTGCCGCGCTTCGCTTGGCCTAGCGCCCTCGCTGCGCTCGGTTGCTCTCAGCGCACATCATCGAATCTCACTGTGTGTCAGGCTACTCGGTTTGTGTTTGGTATGTCTCTGGTATGTATTGCTTACGTCTTACC